AACGGAACGTCCGCACAACGGGAGCGGTTGATCCCGTGTGCTGCGTGAACGACACGGACGACAGGCCAGGACGCACCGTCAGCTGCCCAGGGGCGATGACCTGCAGATTGACCTGCGTCACCGCGGCGCCAGGAGGCAGGGCATAGGGGCTGGCGTTGGTCACCAGCCCGGCCCACTTCTCAATCGTGATCACGGGGAACCTCCATCGTAGTCGTCGGCCTGGAGCGGGGTTCTCCAGCCGTAGGCATCCCAGACCACCCGGATCGAACCAGACAGCGGAGCCACCTGATCGTTCTCCATGGCCAGCCGCAGGTCGCGCTGGTACATCGCAAAGGCGTTGTCCGGCTTGGCATTCCGAGTACGGGCCAGCCAGTATTCACACCCACTCAGCAGGCAGTTGTGCATGCCGGGGGGCATGTCCACCGGATCAGTAATGACGTACTTCACACCACTGGCCGCGAGTGCCTTGTCCACGGTGAGCGAGGTGGTGCTAGCAACGGCCGTGATGCGAGCCTCGTCCACGTAGGGGTTCATCGACCCTAACGTGTCGGGATGCTTGTCGGCCGTCCCGATGCGAATGATCGACCCGACCATGCCGGTGGAGAAGCTCGTTCCTGATCCAGTCACCGTTGTGCCGCCTGCGCTGACCGTGCCAGCGCGTGCCGTTGTCTCATGCCCAGACAGGCGAAGCAGGCGAGGGGATCGTCTGTAGGTGAAGTCCAGCGTCTCCACATCAATGGGATAGCCGTCCATGAGGACTTTGATGGCATACCCGAAGGAGTTGGGGTCTTTGACCACCGTCCAGTAATACGGAGGGCCCAGGACGGAGTTGGACGCTTCGATCTTCATCGCCACGTCTTGGGAGACGTACTGGAAATTTGTCCAGCCCGTGTCATCCACCGGGGCGTCGATGTTGCGGAAGTCCTCCGGGAGCGGGAACACCGTCCGGAACGTGCGGGCCGACGCGGCGTTAGGGATGTCGGTCGGGAACCGCAGCGTGGAGTCCAGCACGACCTGCGTATTGCTCACGCGGGTGGCGATCTTGGCCACCACCTCGCCAATGCGGATCATGTGCTGGGCGGCATCGGCTGGAAACGGATCACCCGATTGCTTGGTGATCGTCCGCGTGGATGCCGTGTACGTGACTGTGCCCTGCCATGTCGGGGAGAGAATGATTCTGCCCTGCTGGCTGTAGAACTCCCAGTCCCTAATCCAGGCGATCTCCTGATAGGCCCGCTGGATAGCAGTGCGGATGTCCTTCTGCTCCGCGTCCTGCGGCCCGCCGAACGAGGCAGTGATCAGGTGTTCAACGGTATCTTGGTAGGTCAACATTAGGCGATGACTCCCTGCGCAATGCCAGCCTTACCGATATACGCCATCAGGGCCGTCACGGCTGCGGCAAGATCAGTGTCCGTCTGGGCCTTGCCCAAGATGTTGTCCACCTGAATCAGCTGGCTATCGGGCTCCACGTAGACCTCGCCTTCTTCCACGGCAAACCGGCGTAACCGCACACGGGCAGTGGCATCTCCTGCGGGGGTGGGGGCGGAAATCTCAACCACCTCAATCCAGATGCGGTCGTACGTGCGGGCGGGGATAACGAGCGGCTCGGCCGCCATCAGCAGGGGAAGGTCCATAGATCACCAAGTGGTTAGGGCGATGCGGCGCCAAGTGTTCGTTGCAATGCACACATACAGATACGAAGAGTCCCAGCAGACTTCCCCTTGGTTGCCAGTGGCGGTCGAACTGGCTGGCGTGCGGGCCGTGCCGAGTCGGAGAGTGGAGCCGGAGAGATGCAGGCCGACGCCGCTGGAGATAGCCGGGCTCGCCGTCCCGATGCCGACGTTGCCGTTAGTGTCGACACGAGCCCACTCTGCCGCATCCGAGCCGAAGGTGATTGGGTTCGCTTGTGTGGCTAGTTTCAGGATGTTGCTTGCGCGATCCCATCGCAGATAGCCATATTCGTTTGCGCCCAAACCCTCGCCAATAAAAATAGACGAGTCTGCGGCCGAATTGATAACCGCTGCGCTACCGCCCCTCACATCTAGCCTATACGTCGGGCTCGCCGTCCCGATGCCGACGTTGCCAGCGGCGGTAATGCGGGCACGCTCCGCAAACGCAGAGGTCAAAGAAGAGTTGTCTCTGTTGGCGAAAACAATGTCATATGCGCCGTTGCCTTGATTCTTGACGCCGATCTTCGCGCCGACATTACAACCGGCTTCTTGGAAGGCAATCGCCTGCTCGCTAAACGCACTGCCGGAAGCGGCCAACAGCCTTACGAAGTCAGTGCCCCCAGCCCAAGTCCCGCTCGCGATTGTGCTGACAGCCGCAACGTCCAGCCTCGTTGTCGGGCTCGCCGTCCCGATGCCGACGTTGCCATTCGTCAGGATTCGCATCTTCTCCGATGCGGCAACGTAGAAAATCATGCTTGGCGTGGTGTCGTAGTAGATATAGCCAAGCGTTGCGCCTGTGTTTCGGAACTGAATCCCACTCACAGCATCGCTGCCACCGACCGAGAGCGGCGAGAAACTGGCGGCCGAGTCAACGTGGAGGCGATTCTGCGGGCTCGTCGTACCGATGCCGACGTTGCCGGAGGTGTCAACAAATACCCTGTCTGTGTTGTTCGTCCGCAGGACTAGGCTGTGGTTGCTGGATACGTTGACAAAACCAGCACTTGCGGTCGTTAGGAAGTCAAGGGTTGCCCCACTTGTGCGGCTGAGTCGCACGGTCGCGTCTGACGCACTGGCGACATGGAGGTTTGCCGTTGGCCCCGTAGTCCCGATGCCGACGTTGCCTCCGTTTTGCAGCGTCATCAGCGTTACACCGCCAGCATTACTGATGACGGCATCGGGCGTGGCCGACGAACTGACTGCACCGAAGTAGACAGCGCCGCCCGCAGGCGAAAACCTTGCCCCAATCGCATACTGCTCGGAAGAGGCCGAGAAAAACGACCGACCGCCCTGCACATCTAGTCTGGCCGCAGGACTCGTAGTCCCGATGCCGACGTTGCCCGTAGTGGTGACAGTAGTAAACGCCCCCGTCGAAGCCGTGGTCGCGCCGATGGTAGTGCCGTTGACGCTGCCGCCAGTGATCGCGACGGAGTTGGCGTTTTGCGTGGCGATGGTGCCAAGGCCGCTCACGCTCGCGGAGGAGATCGTGGCGGCGGTGGTGAGGACCCCGCTGGTCGTGGTGACGACGATCTGCCCACTGGTCGATCCGATAGCACCCGCGTTTGTGATGTTGCCGTGGGTATGGCTAGTCGGGACGCGGGCATCGGAAAGCCGGGCATCATTGCCTTGGCAAGCCGTGCCGCTGGCGGTCCCATATGTCACGGAGACTGTGCCGCTGGCCACGCCAAGCCCAGAGCCGATGACGACGCCACCGACCGTGGTCGTGGTCGCGGCTGGCAGTCGGGCCGCCGGCAGGACCCCAGACCCGATGTTGGCGGCATTGGTGGTGTCAGTCGTCGCACTGGCGGCAAGCCCGGTAATAGTGCTGGCCGGCTGAGTGCCGGTGTGATTGGCCCTGGCGGTCGCATCGACGTTAGGCACGCTAGGCAGGCCCACATCGGACTTAGAGAGGACAGCATCGATCCAGGAGGCCCCGTCGTACCGCAGGACAGCCCCAGAGGCGGGGCTGGTGATCGACACGTCCGTCAGGCTGTCTAGGTCGCTGGCCCCAAATTGGCCCACGTAGGTCAGATTGGCCCACTGGGTGACGCCATCACCAAATTTGATCCGAGTGGTATCCGTCTCATACCCAAGCTCCCCGGCAAAGAGGATGGGATTATTGACAGTCCACTCCGCAGCCGAGCCACGGCGGTGCTGGATACGCTGGGAATTACCCCGGTTTTTGGACATGGAGACTCCTAAGAGTCATTGTCCGGCGGGGGAGAAAGGGGAAACGGGCGGGAATTGCCGCCCCTTCGCTCAGTGGCGCATTATCACGCGGCCCGTCGCGGTATCACTGGGCGAACGCCGTCTTCCCGCGTTCCGCTTGCGGTCGTGCGGTTTATCACGACGGGCGGCGTGTTTATCGCGTTCCGCAGAAACAATGGTTCTGCCTATGTCAGCCGACAAGCCTCTGGATCGTCGAATGAACCCAAGGCCCGCCCTTTTTCGTTCGGATGCCTCGCCGATTCAACTCAGCCGCAATCTCGCGAAGGGTCATGCCCTGTGTTCGCAGCCCCCGAATAACACCCCACGACTCCTGCTCGCCGGCGTTGGGAATCAGCGTCACGCCATCGCTGGCGAGGTCAAACCCAAATGGCACCTGCCCAGTTCGCTCGCCGTTCGACCGCTTGCGAGCAAGAGCCTCTCGCGTGAGTGCGTTCGTGGTCATCGCCCTTCCGTGCGCCTTGCCGTGGCAATCCTCGCACAGCCGCACCGTCTTCGTGCCGCCTCGTGATCTCGGAACAACGTGATGCTCAACGTCGGCAAGACAGCCGCACTCAAAGCAGGCAGAACCAGCCGATGCAACGGACGGCCCTGCTACGTCATGTGTCATGGTGAATCCTGTGGTGGCCGCCTTTGATCTTCCGTGTTCTACTTTCCAGTTTCGCCCTGTTTTCCGGAGCCGGAAAATGGCGGATTCGGGGAAACAACTTCCATCCAGTGCGTGACATCAAGCAGCGTTTCGCTGTTCAGCCCCTCACGGCCGCATGATGCTCCGTATGATTTCTGTAGTGCAACTACACCAGCAGGCTGGTCAATTCGTAGGGAATGATCGCCCGAATTTCTTCCAGAATCTTCGCCGTCTCCTCGCTCGGCTCGCCATGCTTACAGATCGCCCGGCAGCGGTTGTCGATCAACTCCAACGCTATCAACGCCTCGCGGCCTGCCAGAGCGTACCGATGCTCGCGGGCGTCGTCCGTGTCGCTCAGGTCGAATCGTAGCGTGGCGTGTGCCATTTTCGCCTTTCGCGAAAAGCGATCCCGGCGGGGTCGCAAAACCGGTTTATCTGTCCGGTCGCTGTCCGCCGGGATCGCCCCGATTGTATCCGAGATCGTTCGTGAAGCGTATCGTTTTTGATACGTTTCGGGAACGCTCTCCTGGTGCAAGAGCGCATACCCAAACGGGTATAGCCGTCTCTAAGGTGTATACGGTCGCGCCGAACTATCCGGAGATTCCGGATGGTTGCCGTATGTTGTGGGTATACAGCAACTCAGGGCGCGACGGGCCACGGGATCGGCCCTTCGCCTGAGTAGACGCTGGGGAGGTCGCGGAGGCCCTGTCGGTAGGTCGCCCACGCTTGCTGGTTGACGGGCGCGTCGGCCACCTGTGTCCAATCGCTCGCGGTCAGCCGCTCGTTTCGCTCGCGTCGAACGTCCGCGAGATCGTGACGCTCTGGCTCGCGCACCCAGCCTGCGGGCAACTCCGCTTCGGGTACGGCCGTGCAGCCTTCAGGCGGCGTCCAGCCTTCGGGAACGTCATTGCGAACAAACGTCACGACGCGACCGGCACCGTTGATGATTGCGAGGTTGCCCATATCAGAACCACACCGTAATTCTTAGGTAGCCGTTGCCGCCGTTGCCGCCAGCACCGGAATTGAAACCGTTGGCTGATGCGCCGCCGCCTCCACCACCAAATCCGTAGTTGGTCGCACTAACTCCGCTGCCTCCCGCCGCAGTCGTAGAGGCATTGCCGCCGTTGCACTGAGTGACCGTGCCGCCTTGGATAATGGCAACAGGAGATGTTCCCGAAAACTGGACCGCGCCATTGTATGCGACGTTTGCTGCGCTAATGCCGCCGCCACCGCCGCCGCCCATTCCGACGATACCGTTTCCGGTGCCGTAGGTGACACTTGACGCATTGGCGCTGACTGACGAACTGCCACCAGGGGCAGAGCGGAATGTCGCTTGCCCAATCGTTTCGTTGAATGCGCCAGTCCCGGCCGACGCAGTGCCGCCGCCACCAGTTAGCACAGAGGCAGCGCCGATCACGAACATATTGCCGTTGTAAGTGACAGTGGTACTTCCTCCGGCGGTGCCAGCGTTTCCGTTTGTGTCGTCTGCCGTTGCCGAAGCGCCGCCAGCCCCGCCAGCGCCGACCAGGATCGTGAGCGCGGTGGTGATTAGCGATGCCGGAGTGACGGCAATCGTGCTGTTACCACCAGCACCACCGCCACCGCCAAATCGCGCCGTCCCAGCCGCACCGCGACGGCCAGACCCGCCACCACCGCCAGCGCCAATAGCGAGAAACTCAACCGACTTGGCACCTGCTGGAACTGACCATGTGTATGAACCGTTGCTACCAGTAGCGTCCGCTGGTGCCGATGTACGCGTGAACTCGTAGACCGCAGACACCGGCGCGTAGGCCGAATCGCCACGCAGGAACGTCGTGCTGTTGGCCGTGCCGCTGCCGAGCCGGGCAGTAGCGACGGTGCCGCTCCCGATCTGCGAGGCGGGAAGCGAAGGGAGGCGGGCAACGTCAACGGTGCCGGTGAGATTCCCCGCATCCACGCTCGTCGGGATCGGGACGATCTCCCACGCGGAACCCGTCCACTGATAGACGCGCCCGTTCTGCGTGGATTGCTGGCCTACGGTCGGTGAGGAGGGGAACGAGAATGGCATTACGATGGCTCCTGCGGCCACGGGATCGGGCCTGTGCCGCTATAGACGCTGGGGAGGTCGCGGAGCGCCTGTCGATAGGTCGCCCATGCGGCCCGCTGCGTCTCGGAGAGCGGTGAGTCGGCGGCCTGCGTCCAGTCGGTTGCCACAAGAACAAGGTCACGAACGTGTCGGCAGTATGCGTTGCCTTCCTGCGGAGGCGGCGAAGACATTGCCAGCGATAGGACGCGACCAGCGAGCCAGTGGGCGGGCGGGTCAACAACGATGCCGCCAACGTTTGAAATGGCCGCGCCTTCGTCTAGCCCCAGAGCGACGAGATCATGCCAGCGAATGGGTGGAAATTCGTTCATGCGTACGAAAGTGTTGATGGGCCGAAGGAGTAAAGATTCGACACCGTGTCGCCGCCGTTGCCGACTTGGTAATGCAGACTGCACCACCCGGTAGAGTTGGCGGTAGGCCCGCCCGTGTTTGTTGCGATAGAGGTTCCGTTCCTCAACAGCGCGCAGTTGCCCGCGCCGTCCGATGTGATCGTGAAGTCGAATGACTCGTTATTCACGAAGTTCACGCCGCTATCTGTTTCTGTCAGCGTTGTGCCGTTGTGCGTGCATAGCCAGATTCGGCTTTGCCTCACCTCTAGCGAAATCCCCGCCGCGTTGAGTGCGCCGAACGTCGCGGCGTTACGCCCCCACACCACACGCATGATCGCGTTGGCGCTGGGGCTTGGGGTGTTGTGGCGGGCTATCCTGATGCGAATGGATCGCCACCGCGACCACGCTTGACCGGCAACATTGCCTTGTGCCCACAGACCTTGGCCGTTGTTAACGCCGCCGGAAGAGTAGGCATGCGCAACGCCGTTCGCAGTAGCGTTAGAATTAAGAGTCAGGACAAGCGATAAGCCTGCGCCGCCTCCGGATCCGGAGGTTGTGCCGCCGCTCGCAGTAACGAGAAAATTAGGCCAGACGGTCGTGTTGCCGATAATCTCGTCCAGCGTCCGCGCCGGGTTCATTGCGACGGTCGTTGATACGCCGTCCTGCGCTTGTGCCGTCGTGGCGTAGGTCACAGGATCGGCGTAGGTCGAATCGCCCCGCAGGAAGTTGGCGGAGGTCGCCCCGCTGCCGAGCCTCGCCGTGGAAATTACCCCGCTCGTAATCTCACTGGCCGCGTGGCTATGAATCGGCAGGAACGCCCCCGCAGGGCCGATCTCGGCGTACTGCGAGCCTACCCAGCGGTAGGCGCGGCCCGCGTCGGTCGCGATATAGATCAGGCTGGCGTTTCCGGTCGCGGGAAACGAGGCGGCGGTTGTGTATTCCAGCACCTCCTCTGGCGAGGCAGCGGCGACGGCACTGGCGAAGTCCGTCACCTGAGATGCGCTATGCGTATGAGAGACGGGTGTGAATTCTGTCGGTTTCCCAGTAATGTCATTCCAGGAAGAGGCCCCAGCCGTAGCGCTGGCCACCGCCGTCAGATATGCAGCCTCGTCAATCTCCTCCATGGCATCGCTTGCCAGGAGGGGAGTGACGGCGGCGTCTATGGTGGTGTAGTTGGGTAGGTCGGTATCTACCGCTAACAGAACGCGGCGGAACCCGTCTCGCGGCGCATACAGGGCGGTTTGGAAGACAGACTTCCCAAGGTCATTGGGGTATGCAAGCTGCACATTGAGCGCCTGCCGCAGGTCTTCGTACGTGGATTCGGCCGTGATGAAGTATCGCTGGCCCATCAGATACCCCACTTGGAAGAGAGGTAGCGGGTCACGGCAGTCGCTTGGCTGGCCGTCAGCGTGGCGTCGTACACCAGCACTTCGCCAATAGAGCCCTTATAGAAGCCTTTGAGGGCACCTCCGTCCCATCTGGCACCTATACGGCTGTCCAGAGATTGGGCCGTCACGGGACTTCCAGAGGCCGTCAGCACGGCCCAGCCGGTCGCAGACGAGGACAGCACCAGGGCCTGCGTGGAGGAGGAGGCAATGGACAGGACCGACTGAGAGGAGGCGACAGCCGGATTGACCACCGCAAACGCATGCCACCCAGAGAGCGTGATGCCAGGGAATGCCAGCGTGTCGTTGATTCCGTCGAACGCCAAGACTGGCCTGGAGTTCAACGCGGACAATGAGGGCTGGTTATTGGTTGCCGTCTGCGTTGCGTTGGGCCCGATCTTCGCAGACCACTGCCCTACGGCCTGGGAGTCGTCCAGCCACAGCACTAGCCCGCCAATGGAGCGTGGGTCGAACGACCGGCGAGGGATCACAGGATTCTCCAGCGAGACGACGCGGCGTGATACACCAGCGTGGCTGACCCGCCGTCTG